CCAGCGGGTACGAATGTTACCAAGGTAGTCAACTTACCGGATAATTGGTGGGTAGGTAAGTTAGCACTGAGCGTGTCTTCCTTGTCTCAAGTTGATATACATGCTTTGAAGGTATATAACTGGCATGGATCAGTGGTTAGTAATCTCGGTCCTGCAAAAATCCCCGCAGAGAGCAAGAAATTGTGGACCCTCTCGGATGGCGTATTGGGCGATAGAAACGCAGTGGTGAAATTGAATATAACATATACCTCAACTGAAGAATTGTCTGTTTTGGTGGAGACATCTCTGTACGGGGCTATTCCTTACTATGGATATAGGGATATATATCATCAGTTTCCTAATGATACTGCTTATTGGAGTTATTTAAAGAATGGATACGCTTCAACAAAACTACAGCATTTGTTGAATAATAATACTACAGGATTTGATAAAGGATTCACCAATGAAATAACTCAGTATACTGATCCAAGGAAAGTATTTTACGATGACTTCGGATCGATTGTCAGAGAAATTCGTGATTTCGATGTTGAATATTCTGTTGCTCCTGCAAAGGGAACAAGCATATATGTAAGTAATCCAGAAGTATCGGTCCTCTCATTCGATGAGAGTCCATCACGGGGAATATTCAGATTAGTGAACACATCTCATCAAGATCAAATAGTAAATGGCAATGAACAGATTGATGAGAGCAATAGTATCGAACACTCATTATTGATTTATGGATATGTCTTGATAGACAAGGAAGAAAAAATCAAGAAAATTAAGAATGAAGAATCCATAAGAAAGCATGGAACATATCCTGTCGAACTCGATGCTGAATGGATAAATTCAGACGATGAAGCAAATAGTCTTGCTGAATGGATAGTAAATAATTGGGGCGGCATCATGGATACAATAGAAGTCAAAACGTTCTTGACTGTTGCCGCACAAATTGGAGATAAGGTGAAAGTGGTTTATCCTGAATCTCAAATAGATCCAACATGGCTATTTTTAGTATCGAGAATATCAAAGGATTATGATAAAAATGGCCTCGGGACAAGTTTGACACTCCGTCGCATCAGGTGATAGAATTATTTTGTGAAACAAATAGACTCAGATCAGATAGTGGAAAATGGAATTCCAGATAATCCCATTAAACCCATACCTAGAGATTTAGGATCGTTAAAAACCTCAAGCTCTAGTCAATCTGGTCTGGGTTTATTAAATTTATCCAATAATAATACTTCAGGAAGTATACCTTTAGAACCTGAAAGTTCCCCGCCAACACCATCTATTCCTCTCCCTGAAACTCCCAATTTGATTGGTGTAAAATCACAAACTGTAAAGATAAAAGAAGATGGAACATATGCAATTGATCTTGTAATAGAGGTAGAAGACATAAGAAATGTTTCAGACTATGAAGTGAGGATATCGAAAAGTGCAGGGACTATATAAAATTTATAATGATGGAATTCTCGTTCAAGAATTTACAAACGTCATTACCACGCAAGGGAAAAATAGAATAAGACAGATTTTATCTGGTAAAACCACTGGATTTGCCTCATCTATTTTGGTTGGCATAGGATCTACAACCCCAACAGCGAATGATACTAAATTATCATTCGCTGTTGAAGGCGCTAATATAATGAATACGATGGTAGATGACGTAAATAATAAAGTCTATTTCAAAACTTCTTTACCTGTTGACAAACAATATAGAATATATGAGTTAGGATGTTATTCTACAAATTCTGCAACTGCAAAACAATACCAACAGAATGCTTTGCTTATAACATTCGGAGACGTTACGAATTGGACAGATACTTCGGGTACTCATACTCTTAGTTCAACTAATACCAGGCTGGGAGTTTCATCTATAAGTTACTCTTTGTTGGCAGCGGGCGTAGCCAGAGGATCAGTTCCTTTCCAAATTGATCTAGGACAATTACTATCTGATACGGAATTTACCATAGCATATTTCGCTAATAATATTGATAATCTTAAGATTAGATTTAAAAGCTCCGCATCAGATTATTGGGAAGCAACTATAGTTCCCGCGACAAACAACGCATACAACATTTCTTCGATAACTAAATCTTCATTTGTTGCGACTGGAATTCCAGATTGGTCTAATATATCTATTTTGGAAATTCAAGCTACGGCAACGGCTTCGGCTGGAACCATCGATTTAGACTCGATCAGATATGATGCAGTATCCACTGCGGAAAGTATTCTGTTAAGCAGGGCTCTACCATCGTCTCCCATATTAAAGCCATCCGGATCTACTATGGATATAGAATATGTATTAGAAGGTGTGGTTTAATGGAAATATTATTGCAAGATTTATTGCCGGGGCAGGAATATCTTCTTCAGTTAAGAAGTAAAAATCAACAAGGTGTCTCTCAATGGTCAAGAGCATATAGCATTACAACCGATAGTGATGTAACACCACCTTCGCCTATTACGGGGTTGTCATGGGTGGTGTCCCGAGCGAGCTTCATTGCTGAGTGGACAGCTCCAACGACCGATTCAGATGGAGATCCGTTAAGAGACTTTAAAGATTTCAAAGTCTCCCTGACTGCTGATGGCCAAACTGTAATATTTTATGTTACTGAAGAAAGATTTGATTTCAGTATAGAAAGAAATATAGCATCGTTTGGTAGCCCGGAATCTACTGTTGAAATAAAAGTAGAAGTAAGAGACACAATAGGTAATTTATCTACACCAGTTACTAGTTCAGTATCAAATCCGATTCCATCAGATGTAACTGGATTTGATGCGACTTCTGCTTTGGGTGGAATAAACTTTGTTTGGAATCATGTGAGTGACGATGATTTGAAAACTTATGAAATATATGGTTCAAGTAGCGCGGCGTTCACTCCTTCTCCAGCAAATTTAAGAGCTACAACATCGGAAAATCAATTATTTTATGCTACTAGTGACAGCACAGTACAATATTTTAAAATACGAGCACTAGACTTATTTGATCAGGGATCGGCAAATTATACCCTGGAATCAGGACAAGCTTATCCTATTGATGGAATCCCGGATGCAATTGCCCCTAGCCAACCATCAGCACCTACTATTTCACTTGGGACATTGGTAGCTCAAGTGAGTCATGATATGACCAAGCAAGGTGGTGGATCTTTGGAAAGTGATGTAGACTATTTGGAAGTACATGCCAGCGTAACTACTGGATTTACTCCTAGCTCAAGTACACTTAGAGGAACTATAGATTCGGCTGGTTTAGGCATCCCCGTATCGTCAGCATTCTTTTTTCCATCTACAGATAGCATGACTAATTTATATTGGAAAATAATAGCTGTAGATAGATCAAAAAACAAATCAGTTGCTTCAAATCAAGCAACTGGTCTACCAGGATTAATTGAGAATATAAATATTCTCAATGCCACCATTACAGATGCTAAAATTCAAAACCTCAGTGCTGCCAAATTGATTGCAGGCACTGCAATTATTAACGATTTATTTATTGAAAGTGGACTAACAGTTAGTGCTACCGGATTCATCGAATCTGATAACTTTGTTTCAGGAACTTCAGGATGGAAAATTAATGCCGATGGCACAGTAGAATTTAATGATGGTACATTTAGAGGAGATGTCTTGATTCAAGGAGATGTCACCACAATGCTTCTTACAATTAATGAAAACGATGTTCCTGTTTTTGAAATTACTGGGCCAGATGGTGGATTAATTAGAATATTGTTGGATGTACTGGATAATCCTTCTATTGTCTTGCGGGGGGCAGCAGGAGAATCCTATGAAATGGAAATTAACGATGATTATTTCACAATTAATTTTACTAATCTATCTGGTGAACCAGCATTTTTCATTAAAAATAACTACGGTATTTATTTTAGATCCGGTGGAACATCAAAAACTGTAGTATTTGATGAGGCAACAGGTTATTTAAGATCCGGATTTGGTACCACAATGTATACTTGGACGGACGCAACGTTACAAAATGGTTGGACTAGTTGGGGCGCAGGACACGCAAATGTAGGATATTTGCGTGATCCTATGGGCTATGTGGTTTTACGTGGTGTAGGTCGAGCAGGAACATTAACAGATGGAACAACAATATTCACTTTACCTACTGGATATCGCCCTTCATTCATATCACAACACCATGTTTACGGAACCAGTGGTGCAATAATAAATATACAAAGTGATGGACAGGTTAAAATTTATGCAATGCCTGGCGTTGCCGGTTCGCCACTCGCATTGGATGGAATAAGATTTCCTACAATTTAAATATAAAACATTATATGGGAGAATTAATGAGTGATTCATTGTTAGAAAGTAAGTACAACATATTAAAATTAAGAATAATGAATATTATAGAAGAGCACGCAGATGCCTTGGCCAAAGGTCAATTTTTACATAATCAACTTCAAGAGGCCAAAGAAAAAATAGTTCAATTAGAAGAGAAGTTAAGGAAAAGTCATGTTCAGGAAAAAGAGCCGACAGTCACCGTTGTTAACGAATGAATGGAAGCCACAAACAAATAAGGTTAAATATCCTAGATGGACATTTGTATATGTTCCAGAAACCAATGAATATTCATTGATTTGGGATAAAACCAGATTAATTTTCATATCTGAGCGAGCATTTAAAAGTTGGAATAGAATTCCAATTATAGCCTCTAAAGAAAGTATTTCAGGGTATAAAATTTGGAAAAGAATTGGTTTTGCACCGGGTACACTAATTGAATCAGTAGTAGATAAAAAAAGATACTTTATTACAGGCGGTAAATTGTTCGAAGAAGAAAAAATGCTAGTAGGAACTCCAGACTTTTATGAAAAATTAGGGTTCAATCCAAATCTAGCCATAATAGCCTCTATGGAAGAGGTTAATTTTCATAAAGAAGGAGAGATAATAAGTGACATCAGAAACATATGAGCGGGTATCCTTTGGCCAAGGCCCAATAGATAGTGATATACTGAATAAATTGTCATCCAATCAAGACTATCTGTATGAACACATGGTGACTGGTTACTATAACATGTTGGGAGTTGCCAGAGAAACAGGCTTGACTTTCCGTGTTGGACATGTTAAGCTCATAAATCAAAGTGACTGGATTCAGTCTCATAACGTTTATTTCAATAGACCATTCTTACCAGGTACCAGACCAGCAGTATTCCTGTCTTTAAACTGTGATGCCCATTGGTATTTATTTTACGGGACTAAAGGATTGGATGGAAGGGCCATACCCGATCATCGGGGATTTCATCTTGCCGTAGGTAAGTCTCATGACTGGGCTCATGAGCAATTTGCCGGTCAACAGTACATTAGCTATCTGGCTATTGCTCCAACCGGGTGAGTGTGGTAAAGTGGTGACAAGTCCTCTACGAGGCATATAGATTGGTTGAAAATTGACTAATGATTTGAAATGGCTCATCACGAGTGACATACATATTCCAATTCACTCGGAGAGAATGGTGAGCCTTCTTTTTGATGTGATTAAATGGTGGAAACCTGACGCGATCGATATCGCAGGTGATCAAGATGATGCCTGCGGTACATCGAGATGGGCAGACGGTTCCGTAGATGAGGTTCACAATAAAGTATTCGAAGATTCAAAAATACTAAAAGTATTTTCAGGAGATATGCGTCAAGCAGCTCCAAAAGCGGATTTGCATTGGCATGACGGTAATCATGGTTGGACCAGACATGACAATTATATTAAAACGAAGGCAAAAGCTTTTGATGGTCTAGTAACACCAGATATGCTTTATGATCTAAATAAAAATGGTTGGGTTTGGCATTCCTACCAGGGACCACCAGTCAAGCGATTCGGTGATTTACATGTTCATCATGGCAAGGCAATATCAAAACATGGCGGGCAATCGGTAAAGCAAGATATCGAAGACTGGAACGTCTCTCTGATTAGAGGTCATTCACACAGACAGGCTTCTTATCGCAAGTCAGTGATTTTTAGTGATGAAAGTATGACCATGACACAGGATTTAGAAGGCTATGAAATTGGCCATCTGATGAATGTGGCTGAAGCAAAATATGAGCCTACCCATAATTGGCAAGCTGGATTTGCGATTGCACACGTAGAAAATGGAACAAAACCCCATGTACAATTGATTCCTATTCATCTAACAGATAGAGGTTACAGCTGTAATGTCGATGGTAAATTCTTTTACGCATAAATAAAAATATGGTATACTTTCTATGTGAAAGTAAATTGTTTTATTAAGGATTGTGGTGGCATTGCGACATATAATTACCCAGATGGGAAAATATGCGCAATGCACTATAAAAGATGGAAAGATGGTAGAGACATGTTTGAGCCAAAAAAGGTCACTAACTCTACCAATGGAATATGTTCCACAGATAATTGTGGAAGATATATAAAAGCCAGAGGTTTATGCAGAACTTGCTATGAATATTCTTTGCGTGGAGAAATTCCTATAATCCAGAGAAGGCAAGGGACTTATTCAAAAAAGAAAACAGTGAACAAGGCGGGATACATAACATGGTATGATCCAACATCTCCATTCGCCAATAGTGCGGGCAGAGTGTATGAACATCGTCATGTAATGGCTCTCCACATAGGAAGACCTCTGCTTGAACATGAAAATGTTCATCATAAAAACGGAAATAGGATGGACAATAGATTGGAAAATTTAGAATTATGGTCTGTGATGCAACCGCCTGGACAAAGCATTGAAGACAAAGTAAAATGGGCTAAAGAAATTCTTAGCCTGTATGGTGACTATGTAGATGGGAAGCGTTTTTCAGCATGATATATGCAGACACTCTCATATGGACAAAACGGGGGTGGCTGCGTGCAGAGGAATTGGTTATAGGAGACGTAGTTATCTCCTATAATTCCTCTAGAAACTGTACAGAATATGATAATGTAGATTATATAAAAATCGATTATGGGGCAAATCCTATACTAGGTTTAAAAACAAACTCCATGAATATGGCAGTCACGCCCGATCATCCAGTCTTGATAAAAGACAGAGGAACCAAAATTGTAGAAAGAAAGAGCATGGATGATGTATTTTTGTATACTTTCAAAAGAGATAAATCTTTTTTGTACACTTCTCCCTTTGAGCCCTACCTAAGAGGCCAGGATCTAAATGATGTGGCCTGGTCAGCACGTGTGGCGTCAAGTTTTGGTAACGTTAGATACATGCCTATTGAATTATTCCATGCTGTGTGGAATATTGTAGATGATATCTGTGGCATAGAAGCACAACATTGGATAGACACATATTTTCACTGGGATGTTCTTCAGGGAGGAACTTACTGGTCTAAGGCAGTAAAGTTGAGAAATAGGCAAACAAGAGATATGGTGTATCATATTGCACCAAGAGCAGGATTCGGAGCTAGATTCATGCCGAATCCTAAAAAACCCACAGGACAGTGGATAATGGGTCTTTCTGTACAAAACAGTCCTAAAATTGGAAAGAGTAGTTGGTATAGAGACAGATTACAAGGATTTGTTTTTAACATTAAAACTAAGAATGGAAGCTTTCTAGCCAGGAAAACAGGAGGAACCTTTCTCTGTGCTTGTGATGTAACATAGGAGAAAAATGCTTTATTGTAATAAATGCGAAGGAAGAATCTTTATTGATAGAGTCCATTCTAACAATGGAGATATAGATTTATTTTGCATAAAATGCGGGGCAAGGTGGATGCTACATAAAAGTAGCCCATCTGCACAGTTTTTTACTAAAATAGAAAAAATAAGGGAGAGATCATATTTTGGCTATCCAAATTCCAAGAATGTTCTTTCTAGACGGTAATTTACATAAGAAAATTAGAACCATAGTAAGTGAGAATATATTAGTTGCCTGGAATTATCCTAGAGAGGAAAGGGTTCATTATAATTATCAACAAACTAGAAGAAGATTTCAGTATGCTTTTAATTTGAAAGAAGTTTCAGATTTATTGGATGAACCTCTGGATAAATTAAAAAAATTACTTAAGAACAATATTCTCAGCAGAGGATCGGGTAGCTCTTATGCTATTGCAACTCGACGCCCAGGTCCAGTATACTGGTCAGAGGATGACGTGCTCGACTTGCGCTCTGAGCTATTTGCAATCGCAAAGAAGAACGTGTATGGTGAACCGCGTGGGAAGTTCAAACTGATCAGTGAAGCTGAACTTCTGCACAAGATTCGCGGTGGTGAATCTTATTATATCAAAAACAAAGATGGCGAATTCGTAAAGGTTTGGCGAGCAATATGAGCGATGAAGACGAAGTACAAGAAATAACATATGCACCTATCGGGACACAGGAATTTGGCGCTGAAGAAATGTTTTCACAGGGAGCAGCGGCATTAGACCTTGCAGCAATTTTCGCTCTTGAGCGAAAAGACATTGATGGTTTGGTTAAAGTTGCTAGAGAGTGGACAAGAATGGCCAAAGCTGTGTCTGGCATAGAGGCATTGCCAGAGGAAAAAAGATTAACAATGAAATTTGGTTTTAGCCAAGAAATTGCGGAGGAGGAGAAAGATGGAGAAGAGTCAAATAAGAGCGATGGTGAAAACAAGCTTCAAAGTAGGGGAATTCGATTTCGTAAGTATTGAGTTGGAACTTACTGATCACGTTCGTGGAGACGAAAAAGTATCTGCTGCCATTGATCGTGTATACGGTCTAGTGGAAGCCAAGGTCGCAGAAAAAGCACAGAAATTTATTGAGCGAGCATGAGAAAAAATCCATTAGACATTGCAAATGATTTGATTACATATTTTTCTAAATCCTATGTCCTTAAGATGGGCAAGAAGCCCATTTTAAACCGTGGCAAAATGAAATATGGTTTAGCTGAAATCCTACAAGACTGGAATCAAACAGAAATCAAAGAGTTTATCGATTATTATGTCAAATCGACTTCAGATCCAGATTTGACAGATTTTTGTCGTAGATATGATGAGATTATTAGCGATAAGCAAATTGAAGAAAATGATACTAAAGAACGTAAGAGATTAATGAGTGAGACTCAAAGATCAGTAAGAGAATTTAGGGAGAAATATAAAAGTGCAGAATGAAATTAGACTAATATCTGCTGTGATTAATGAGAGGGACATTGCTCCATTAATCAATGGATCTAATATTGATCAACTTTTTACTTCTTACGGAGATGTGTGGGATTTTATCAAAGGGTACTATTATAAACATAGAGAAATTGTCCCTAAAGACATTCTCATGGAGAAATTTGATGATCCGGAACAGCCAATAAGATTTAAACTTGTAGATACATCAGGAACCGTCAAGCATTATTTAGAGCAACTTCGTGACGACTTCAAAGCAAATATGCTTGAGAGAATGGCGCGTGGCCTTGCCGGAGATTTAGGCAGAAAGCCAAATGATGAGCTTATTCAACAATTAAATAAGAGATTGTCTGAACTCACTAAAATATCTACTGCGGTACGAGACTTGGATATCACAGATCACAGTAAAGCAGTAGATCATTACATTGAGGTAAAGCGGCTTATGGATGAAAATGGCGGGGTCTTGGGAACGAGATTCGGCTATGATTCCATTGATGCTAATTATCCAACTGGCAAAGGTCCAGGACACTACATTATGATTCTCTCCAGAACAAACCAGGGAAAATCATGGATCGCACTGGACATTGCTATCAATGCTTGGGCACAAGGGAAAAAGGTTCTTTATGTTTCGTTGGAGATGTCCCCTGAGTTGGTTAGAGACAGAGCTTACTCCTTGATGTCATCTGGACAGTTCACTATGTCTGAGCTTTCTCGCGCTCAAATCGACATAGATCAAATGTCAGTATGGTCCAGCAACAATCTAAAGGCTGATAATTCGTTCGTTGTAACCGGTAGCGATGGAATGGGAGATTTTACTCCCGCCGCACTACAGGCTAAGATTGATCAATATGGGCCAGACGAAGTCTACATCGATTATGTTCAATTGATGAGTGATAACCGTGGGTCTACGGGTGAGACTGAGAAAATTCGCAATGTCTCGAAAGAGCTAAAATCATGTGCTATGGTAAACGAAATTACAGTGGTCGCTGTAGCATCGGCTTCATCACATGAAACCAAGGAATACTTTAGTCCCCCTCAAATTTATGAAGTTGCGGGTTCTCGACAATCAGCTTTCGACTGTGATCTTGTACTAGCCCTGATTTCTAAAAGACAATCAGATGGCAGCAATTTAGTAGAGATTATGGCCAGAAAAAACAGACACGGACCACTATTCGATTTTATCTTGCGTATGGATATTGCCAATGGTAAGATTTCAGAAGAATGGGCCTTGGACGACGAAGACGATGAATAAGAGCAAAAATGCACAAGCCAGTAAAGATGTTTAGCCAGGAAGGGCTAATTAAAGACGACAAGGATTTCATAAGAATAAGAAATGAATTTGAAAGGCTCATCATAGACCAAATGAGAGAGCAGGGATGTCTTCCAATTTACGAATTGGGAACACATTGGTCTACCAAGTGGTTGGATGGAAAATATTCTTTCAAATTGACTATTTATGGATGGTACGCCGGGAGAAAGAAAAGCAAGGAGTACGACTTTTGGTGTGAAGGTAGGTTAGTGAAGAGTGGATGAACTATATACTCCTGGTCAAATCGAAGCTATCCTGAATAGCATTGGTGTTGATATCAAAGGGGAAACGAATACCAACTTACTTTGCCTATGTCCATTCCATAGGAATAGAGATAGTCCTAGTTTTTCTGTAGCCAAAGACACGGGTTTATATCTGTGTTTTACTCCGGGATGTGATGAGCGTGGAACCTTACCTAAACTAGTAGCTTCAATGACCAAGGCAAATCCATATGTTGTCAAGAGGCTGATAAAAAGCCATGAGACACCGGGGATACCAATTAGCCAACAGGTAGAAGATCTGTTGGCTAAGAATAACGACATTCCGGAATTCAGCATGGATACTATGAACATGCTTGTAGATGACTTGTGGAACTCCAAAGGCGAAAAATATTTAGTAGAGAAAAGAAAACTTACACCCCAAACACTAGCTTATTTTGGTGTAGGATACTCTATTAAAAATGATTTGGTTACAATACCATTGCATGACTGGAATGGCCGACTAGTCGGCATAATTGGTAGAAGTACAGAAGGCAAGCGATTCAAGAATTCCGATAAACTACCAACCAGCAAGACATTGTTTAATGTCCATAGAGCTAAAAAGATGGCCGGACCATTAGTAATAGTAGAAGCTTCTATGGACGCTATGAGAATTCATCAGGCTGGTCATCCCAAAGTGGTGGCTACCAATGGTGGATTCTTTACTGAATATCATAAACAATTAATTGAAAGATACTTTGAAGAAATAATCATTATGACTGATGATGACGACCCTGAAGAACATAGAACGGTATTGTGTCGAAAATGCTCTAATACGTGTTTGGGTCATAATCCCGGCCGCGCATTGGGAGAAAAAATTGTCAAGGATCTTCCGAACAAGAAGATAAGATGGGCGTCGTATAGTCACCATGTGATTTTTCCTCATGATGCAAAAGATCCGGGCGCGTTAGAAGATGATGAAATTATGACATGTATTAATAATTCAATTTCTTCTATAGAATGGAACTTCTGGAAAAAAGAAATACCTCGGTACGCCCTGATCTAACGCTAGACTTTGCACGAGCAAAGTGGTATACTAGATCATGGCAGCGCATAGCGCGGAAGCCTAAAATAACATTCAGAAAAGAGAAAAACACAATGGCACTTGATCTTAAAGATGTACTACGTAAAAAGCGTCAACTACAAGAAAATGCAGATAGACCAAAAGTAGACTGGTTCTCCCTAACAAAGAAGAACCCTATTAAAGTAAGATTCCTTCAAGAATTTTCAGAAGATTCTAAGAATTATGACAGCACACGAGGCAAGATTCTATTTCTTGCCGAACACGTATCGCCTTACGATTTCCGCCGCAGAGCCGAATGTTCGTATGATACGGAAGGTCGTTGCTTTGCTTGCGAGATGAGCAAGGTAGAAACCCAACTAAAAGTTGGTAACGAAACAAAGAATTACCCGTGGTCACAGAAAATTAACATGTACACTTGGATTGCTACCGAAGATGGAGAACTAAAGGTTCTTTCTCGACCAGCATCAGGATCATTCTTCGATCAGCTACATGATTTCAATGAAGACGACGGCGAAGGTTCAATTACTCAGCATGAATTCAAAATTTCTAAAGGTGCTCAAAAGAACGACAAGTGGAACCTTGCAGTTCAACTTAAAACTTCTTTCGAATTACCGGATCTTTCTGAAATTGTAGACTTGGAAACAGCAGTAGGTAGAAAAATTCCTTTTGCGGATCAGAAGAAATTCTACATCCCAGAACCGAAAGATGATCAAGAGCCACAAGTGGCAGAAGTAGCCAAAACACAGGCAACTTCTTCGAATTTTGACTGGTAAGACAATTGAGCAAGGGGCTGGCACAAAGTCAGCCCCTTCTCCCATTAATGACTAGGTTTGGGCCAGGGAGCCCTAAAAAGGAGAAATAATGCAGATCACCGGAATTCACAACCACACTGAATACAGCCCGCTTGATAGCGTAGCTACGACAGACGATGTGGTTCAAAGAGCAGTAGACTTAGGAATGCCAGCGGTTTCTATTACCGATCATGGCACACTGGCCGGACACAGGTCATTTCAAAGATCAGCTAAGAAGCTTGGTATTAAACCAATTCTTGGTGAAGAATTATATTACGCAGAAACAGACAGATTTGACCGTAGAGCAAAAGCATCCAGACAAGATGGTACGTCTGTCTATGTGCACCTTATTGCCTTGGCTATGAATGACCAAGGAGTGAAAAATCTCCAAGCCATTGACCGCGAAGCATGGCTGGCTTATTACAATAAGCCTAGGATGGACTGGGAGCTGCTTGACGCGTATCACGAAGGTATCATCTTCACTAGCGCTTGTATGGGTGGCTTATTGTCGAAAGCAATTGAACGCAAGGATTATGATTATGCTTATGAGCAAGCTAAAAAGTTCAAGACTCTACTGGGTGATCGCTATTACATTGAGCTTCAAGGTCACAATCCTCCTCAACTAAACCATGATCTATTGACACTGGCAGACACACTTGATATTAAGCCTATTATTGCCGAAGATAGTCATTATGCATATCCAGAGCAGAAAATCATGGAAGAAATCTTCTTAATTTTATCTACTCACCCGAAGATGAACAAAGAGGCAGATCTCAAAGTCGCTTCTAAAATGGAATTGCTCGATAGACTTAACTATCTTTATCCGGATAGAGCGATGACATTTCAGCATATCAATCTTTATATTGGCGGTTACGATCTCCGCAAACAAGAATGCTTGGCGATGGGTATTGAAAGAGAGGATATTTTTCTTAACACTGCTGAAATTGCAGATCGTATCTCCGAATATACTTATCTTGAGGGATTAGATACTTTACCTCAATTGTATGAGAATCCTGCTGAAGTATTGCGTGAAAAGATTTTTGCTGGCTTACATAAGAAAGGATTGGACACAAAGAAAGAATACGTAGATCGAGCTAATTACGAAATCGATCTAATTGTTAAAAAGAACTTTTCCAATTACTTCCTTGTTCTAGAAGATGCAGTATCCCACGCTAGAAAACTAGGTATCAGATCCGGTTTCGGCCGGGGGTCAGCAGCAGGATCGTTGAGTTGTTATGCAATGGACATTACTGGCCTAGATGCTCTTGAGCATAATCTATTATTTGAACGATTCCTTGATCCAGAGCGGTCTGATTACCCTGATGTTGACTGGGATATTCAAGATTCTCGCCGTGGTGAGGTTAAGCAATATCTTACAGAAAAATATGGCCATGTTGCCAGTATTACCAATATTAATACCTACAAGGCCAAAGGTGCCCTTAAAGATGCCGCTAGGGCGTTAGGGGTTCCATTTTCTGAAATCAACAAGACAATGAAGAAGCTTGACGGATTCCCAGAAGTAACAGGGCACGATGTAATTGATGAATTTAAGAAGTCTGCCAAGACATTTAATGAGAAATATCCAGAGGTAGCAGAGATTGCTGAAAAACTTCTAGGTCGAATTAATGGTTATTCTATGCACGCTGCTGGTGTTGTTATCGCAAACAAGCCTATTTCCGAATATGCTCCTATTGAGACTAGGAAACAAGCAGGAAGCGATGAGCGCATTGAGGTAGTCGGATTAGATAAGAATGAATGTGAATCGGTCGGACTAATCAAAATGGACCTTCTTGGTCTCAAGACTCTGACTGTAGTCGATGAAGCAATTGAACTAATTAGGAAAAACAGAGGAATTGTAGTCGATCTCGCTAAAATCAACATGGACGATGAAGATGTGTACCATATGCTTTCTAAAGGAAAAACGTTGGGAGTCTTCCAGTGTGAAGCAGCGCCATATACAAAACTACTGGTGAAAATGGGTTGCGATAACTTCAATGATCTGGTTGTTTCAAATGCTCTGGTGCGTCCGGGTGCATGGAATGCCATTGGTGAAGATTATATCGCCGCAAAGCGCGGGAAGAAGAAATCGCCAAAGATTCATGATGACGTATCATACTTCATGGACGAAACATTCCAATATCCAATTTATCAAGAGCAAATGATGAAGCTTTCTGTAGAACTTGCGGGATTTACAGTCGGAGAATCAAATGTTCTTCGTAAAGGTATCGGTAAGAAAAAGCGAGAGATTATCGATGAATTCAAGCCGAAATTTATTGAAGGTGCTTCTAAAAAAGTATCAAAACAGGTAGCAGAAAAATTATGGGTCTCTTTTGAGGAATCCGGAGCTTACGCATTCAATAAATCTCACGCGGTAGCATATTCCATGCTTTCTTACCAGACTGCGTGGCTGAAATATCATTATCCTCTAGAATTCATGTGTGCGCTATTAAGCAATGAAAGTAATAATGACGCAGTTACAGATTATCTGCTTGAATGTAAGCAAATGGGAATTAGAATTAAGCTTCCACATATTAATTATTCAGATATAAAATTCTCCATCGAAGGAGATGCGTTGCGAATGGGCCTATCCAACGTCAAGTATATCTCTGATATTGTGGCGAAAAGAATCATTGCTTCTAGACCTTATATGAGCTATGAACATTTTAAATCTCATGTTCTAACCAAAGGTAGTGGGTTGAACACCAGAGTATTGAGTTCGCTGAATGCTTTTGGTGGAGCTGCATTCGATGATAATCCTGTACCAGATGATTTTAAAAAGAACTTGTATGAATACTTAGGAATTCCCGCTTTTGATACTAATATGATCACTCCTCGAATGAAGGAACAACTTCGTCAACTGGATGAATATTCTGATGACGAAACTTTTGTTTGTATGGGAATGGTGAAAAATATCAAGCGGGGAGAAGGATGGGCAAGAGTAGACATGGTTGATTCATCAGGCACAGCGGGAGCATTCGCAGATCAAGACACTGAAATCGCCAAGGGAAAGATGTATTTATTCTTAATCGGCAATAACAGAATTATGAAATATGTTGATCTCGATGATGTCCACGAGTCAGATGAAGTAATTATGGATTATCTTCGCAGACCTATGTTGGAAGAAGTTTTACCAGGACAACACAAGATTTTGTTTGCTAAAAAGAGTCGAACTAAAAATGGCAAGAATATTGCCCACGTAGTAGTATCCGACTCTGAAAAGGAATTGCAGACGCTGATGGTTTTCGAGAAAGATCTTCCGATAATTAGAGCGAGTTTCAAAATTGGTGATGTTCGAAAGCTGAACATTGGAGATTACAAAGGAACAAAATTCATTAGGGAAGCGTATTAATGGAAGAAAGTAATCTAATTCCATACTTGTTTCAGGTAATGGTTGAGCAAGCAGGAGGCATCGTTGACTTCGATGCCAAACAAGTGTTAGAATCTATTAAGTCAGAGAAGAAGAGAGTCGCCTCCGTCGTATTTATTGACGGAGGCACCCTCCGTGTAGAACTATTAGATGAGGAAGAGATTAATGAAAATTAAAGTTAAAAGACTTTACCCCAATGCAGAATTACCAAAATACGCAACTCCAGGTGATGCAGGAGCCGACTTATTTTTATTGGAAACCGTATACCTTAGACCAGGAGAGAGAATTCTAGCGAAGACTGGCATTGCCGTAGAAATTCCTAAAGGATTTGTAGGCTTGGTTCATCCTAGATCAGGTCTGGCAAACAAGCATGGAGTTACCGTAACCAATGCACCCGGAACAATTGATTCAGGCTACCGTGGCGAAATTATGGTAAATCTTATTAATCACGGCAAGTCGGCAGTAGAATTTGCCAGAGGATACAGGATCGCTCAATTAGTAATTCAAGAAGTGCCTGAAGTAGAATTCGAATTGGTTGAAGAATTGAATGATTCTGAAAGAGGCGAAAATGGACACGGAAGTACGGGAGGCTGAACTGATTGAGCATCGAAGATATTCTAGCTAAACTAGATAAAAAAACTAGACAAAGAGTAGAAGCGGCATCCAACCTTGAAATAGAGAAGCTAGAATTAGCCAGCATTGGTTTAAATTCTTCGCTGCTGGGTGGAGTCGGATTGGGCAGACAAACACTTGTATGGGGCAATAAGTCAGCAGGCAAGTCATCTATGTGCTTACAGTCTGTTGGTATCGCGCAAAAGCAAGGGAAAATGTGCGCGTGGATTGATTCTGAAAATTCATTTGATCCTCAGTGGGCTACCAAGCTTGGTGTAGATACCGAACAACTAATCGTCTCACCAGCGAAAGACATCGATAGTTGGACAGCAGTCACTTGTGACCTGATGAAGGCGGGGGTGGATGTAATAGTTGCAGATTCTATTTCCTCTCTGATCCCCTCTACATACTTTGAAAAAACGGATGAATTAAAAGAGGGATTAGAAGGAACCAAGCAAATTGGAACAATGTCTAAAGAGCTTGGTATCGCAGTAAATAAATTCAATTATGTTAATAAAAAAACTGCATTGATATTGATTTCTCAAGCCAGAAACAAATTCAATACCTATGGTGCTCAATTGCAGCCTATGGGTGGAGAAGCAATGAAATATTACTCCAGCACTGTAATTAAACTATGGTCATCAGCATCAGAAAGAGAACAAATAACTGCGGATATTCCACGCGGTGACAAGATAATTACAACCCCAGTGGGTAGACCAGTTACATTTACAGTAGAGTTCAATAAAATAGGTCCACCCAATCAATCGGGAACCTATGATTTTTACTACGGTGGAGACTTTGTTGGTGTTGATCAAATAGGCGAGATTGCGGACCTAGCTGAAAAAGCAGGTATTATCAATAAAGGTGGTGCTTGGTACAACTATGGAGATCAGAAATTCCAGGGAAGACAAAGAATGGTAAACTGGCTAAGAGAAAATCCAATCATTGCTGAAGAAATAACTCAGAAGGTATTAGGCCGTGCCTAGAAAGTTTATGGGTGGGAAGGGTGCCGACAAGGCACTCGACCTTATTGAAATCAATAATTTAGATACTGGCTGTGACCATTGCTTTGCACCGGCTAACAAAGTGTACTATAATGTTAATAAGAAAACACTTCTTGTAATATGTGCAAGTGGCCATGAATCCAATATCGAAGGAAATTGGGAACAACTACTTGGATTAGGAAAATAACATGGCAGATGCTAAATCGGAAAAAGCGGAACTTAAAAAAGCAGGTGCAACAGCACAGAGGAATAGTGGCCGGAACCCTTGGGAAAAGGGTGATGGCATACTCTACCCCTTCTTAATAGATGTAAAAGAAGCGAAGAGTTCTTTCACCTTTAACAAAAAAGTATGGGCTAAGATCTGCTCTGATGCAATTAAACATGGAATGGAACCAGCCTTGCTGATTGCCCTAGGTGAAAATAGAGACACAGTGAGAACTTGGATCATTGGAGATACCATGTTTAAGCAAATGTTGGAAGCTTGGATTAAAGAATACGGAGAATTGACAGATGGACAGTGAGCACATTTTAGAAACAGTAAACAGAATCACAGAAATAAATGATCTGTCAGATTTCTTGGGTGACGACGATTTTGATGAAACGATGGGCTTAGTGATAAAATTAATTACTAAGCCAGGGATTGATCCAGCTATGGCACAAAAGCTTATTGTGAAACTTCAAGCATTAAGTACAAAATATGCTGTGCTGGCAGTTACGTATTCTACAATAAAGAGAGATAAAGCGGGGACTCCGAACAACTACAAGAAGAATATCTATCATAGTTTAAAGGAGGCTCTAGACAAACTTTGCGATGCTCTAAAGTATCCAGCAAAGCTTGGACTATAAAATGTCACAATTCGCTAATTTGTATTTTAAAAATACACCATATGATTTAAAAGAATTATCTAAAATATTAGACGCATCTTATTCAGATTCTTTCACTATTGATGAAGAGATAACGAAGAAAAGCTTCTCCCCATCTACAATTGGATATCTATCAGGAACTTGCCCGCGTAGATGGGTATTGGCTTTCCGTGGTGCACAGTGGTTTCAAGAACACAGTTCTCATTCCGTAGACAATATGGAAGCAGGAACCGATGCGCACGCTAGGATTCAAGCTAATTTTCAAAATAGCGATTTAAAAGTAGTTATCGAGCAAGAGTTGCTAGTAGAAGATCCACCGGTAAGAGGATTTGTAGACGTAATCATTGAGGATTTTAATGGGTATAACCTAGTTATCGAAATTAAAACCACAAGAACAGAAGCATGGACTTCCCGACGCGCTAAAAACAAAGGACCAGCTTATCAAGTGCTACAGCTTTTACTATATATGTTCTTTCTTGGCGAAGAGCATGGATTATTATTATACGAAGATAAAAACGATCACGAGAAACTATTGATTCCTGTTCAAATGACGGAAAAGAATCGTCAAACAGTGGAAAAGGTAGTTGAGTGGATGAAGAAAGTATATTCAGTATATAAAGAAGATAAGCTTCCTACGATTCCATTCAGATCGAATTCCAAGGTATGCAAGTCATGTCCTCTACAGAAGCACTGCTTCAGTCAACCGGAAGGAGATACTGAAGTAGAAGTACTGAAGTATGAAGATGATCTCGACTGACTTAGAAATAAAGTGTGCTTGGTGCGGCGTTTTATTTACTAAACGCCGCCCCAATATGATTTATTGTAAAAAAGAATGTTGTAATGCAGCAACTAATAAAAAACTGATAGAGAAATATCATAGAGATAAAAAAAGAAAAGCTGATAAAAACAGAAAATGTTCGGTATGTTTTTCCAATCTTTCCAGATATAATTCAGAGGAAACATGTCATGCATGTCAGGCGAAAGAGCAGGAATTACAGAAAATAAAAATATTGAGGGAGCTTGGCTTTGAGTATATTTTGGAAGAATGACAGACCTGTTATGGGACTAGACTGTTCAACTAACAGTCTAGCTTTTTCTGTATTCAAAGACAGTGACCTCATAAAATACGGCGAAATATTCTTCAAGGGGGATACGGTTTTTCATCGGGCGGCCGACGCTAGAAGAAAAGTTGAAGCGTTGGCTAGTCAATTCGATGTTTCATTCGTAGCGATAGAGAAGACTATTTTTGCAAAATCAATAGATACTGCTATCAAAATGGCATATGTGGCCGGGACTGTGATAAGTTGTTTAGTGGAAAATCATGCTGAAGTAATAGAGATCGCTCCTATATCATGGCAGGCAGGAATAGGCAATCCCAATTTAACTGCCGCAGAAAAAGCTAAGTTAAAGAAGGATTTTCCTGGTAAGACCAAAAATTGGTATCAGGCAAAGGGAAGAGAAATAAGAAAGCAGAAAACAAAAGATTGGGTGAAAAATCAATTCGGCCTAACCATAGAATCTGACAACGTTACAGATGCGATAGGAATAGGTTGGGTGGTGAGTACAAAAATAATATGACTCCAAAATTGTATAAGTCCTACGCCTGGCTTAGAACCAGGTTTGTAGTTCAGCAAAAATCAATCGAAGCTATGGCAGCAGAAGCAGGCGTCTCAGAAATGACTATCAGAAGAGCCTTAGAAGAAAAGAAGTTTATCAGAAAACAATGAGCGAATTTACGATAATAACCATTGATAATTCTAGAGATGACAAAAAGCAATGGACACGCGATAGATTTATAAGATGGAAAGAGGTCAATATTCCATTTGTAAATGGTAAAGATCCTTCCAGTCTTAGTCAAGCTAAGAAGAAATGGAAGAAAGTAGAGACCCCCGGTCCATTTAAGGCTGGGGAATTTGGAGTATTCTACTCAGTATTGAATTGTCTAGAGTATGGTGCAGACAATGATGGCATATTGTATTTTGAAGATGATGCTATACCATGCTCTGATTTTGAATGGAGATTGGAAGGGTATTTAGAGAATTTACCAAGAAAAATGGATCTCTTTGCCTGCTGGTCTCCAGAAAACCAAACGGGAGATTATAATGGAGTCAGCGGGTTCAATGAAGTGGGAGAGCCATCATACGAACCACATAAAGGTAGTATCTTTGATTACGGGGACGCTGAACTTGCAAGATTATGGCAGGGGTATGGCAATGTATGTATGTTCTTTACCAAACGAGGATCTCAAAAAATGCTTAATCACATCAAAGAACGAGGATTCTACTCACCAATAGATTGTCTTATTTGTATTGCTGCTCATACTGATGTTATAAACGGTTACGCTCTTAAGCCGGGTGTTAGAGAGCTTATTAACTATGATTGGAAAGCACCCACAACAATCCACCATTCGCGGTGGGGAATGATAGAGGAATTAATATGACAGAAATGGCTTTGATTGTGCCTTCACGGGGAAGGCCACAAAATATAGCAAGATTATATCAAGCGTTAATTGATACAGATTCAAAAGTTAATCTATATGTGGGAATAGATGCGGATGATGACAAAAAGCAAGAGTATATAGATCTGGCGATCGACAAAGATATTACACTGGTAATCAGTCCAGAAAGGAAAAGATTCGGATCTACCCTTAATGATATTGCAATGATGATTGCAGATGAGTATAAATACTTAGCATGGATGGGTGATGACCATTTACCAATAACTAAAAATTGGGATAAGAAATATACTGACGTGTTGAGTAAATTCCACATGGCAATGGTATATGGAAATGATTTAGTCATGGGTGAAAGAATAGCAACTCAACTCGCGTTTACTGCTAAAGCCGTAAAAGCATTGGGTTACGCCGTACCACCAGGCTTCATACATTTATACATTGATAACTATTTTATGGAACTTTTCAGTTCATTTGGCGCAATGATCTATCTGCCTGATGTTATTGTTCAACATTTGCATCCTGTAGCGGGTAAAGCCGAACAAGATCTTACTTATAGAGAGGCTAATTCCAAAGAGAATTGGACGAATGATAAGAAAAGATTTCATGAGTACCTTGAGTCAGAACTTAAAAAAGATGCTCAAAAATTAATGGACGCAATAGCATGAGACAGCGTGTTAGATCAAAACATTCTGATAAAGTCTTGAATAGAATTTATTCAAAACCACACGATCATAACAATTGGCATGATCATTTAATTCGAGTAGAGGCTACTAAACAAGTGGCGAAATGGATGTTCGATGGGGGGACCGTAGCCGACTTATCTTGCGGTAATGCAGAAATACCAAGAAGTCTTGATGCAAAATATACTTTTCTTGGTGATTTTGCCACAGGATATCAGTTTCAAGGTCCAATAGAAGAAACCATAGAGGAACTACCTGAAAAGGTAGATATGTTTATTTGTTCGGAAACGCTAGAACACCTAGATAATCCAGATGTTGTATTAGAGAAAATTAGATCGAAAACAGATGGCATAATTGTCAGCACTCCTATGGATAATTGGAATGATCCCAATGAAGAACATTATTGGGCATGGTCAAAGTCAGATGTAGAAGTAATGCTTAGAATGGCTGGATTTGAGCCAGAGATATTCGTAGCAATAGAATTACCAAATTATCTATATAACTATCAAATCTGGGGTTGCAAATAAAATAATCCTCCGTGATATATAATTATCACGGAGGATATTTTTATGAAGATTTTAATTACTGGTGGTGAAGGCTTCGTTGGAAGACACTTCATTAACAAATTAGAAGGACACGATATAACAAATATAGATATAGCACATAAGAACCCCTGTGATGCTAGAGATTTTTTTAGAAAAGACAATACGCATTACGATCTAGTGATACATTTAGCGGCGGTAGTAGGAGGAAGAGCCACCATAGAAGGTTCTCCATTAAGCGTTGCAGTTGACTTGGCAATAGATTCAGAAGCATTTCAGTGGGCATTGAGAACCAAACCAAAACACTTTATTTATTATTCAAGTTCTGCTGCCTATCCTATTTGGATGCAAGAAGAATTCGATTGGACAGAATTCAATGATATTCCAAATAGGCATAGATTGAAGGAAACGGACATAGATTTGTCAGACATCGATAATCCGGACTTAACCTATGGTTGGTCAAAATTGACGGGTGAAATGTTGGCGGAGTATGCCAAAAAAGAAGGACTGAATGTACACGTATTTAGACCTTTTTCAGGATATGGTGCTGATCAAGCACTGGATTATCCTTTTCCTTCTTTTATCAAGAGAGCTAAAGACAGAATGAATCCTTTTGAAATTTGGGGTGATGGAAGACAGACAAGAGACTGGATTCACATAGATGACATAGTAGAAGCAACACTTAAAGCAGTAGAATACAATGTTGAAGGTCCGGTGAACTTATGCTCTGGCATTCCTGTCTCATTTAATCGCTTAGCTGAAGCAGTCATATTTACTGCTGGATATAATCCTAAAATTAAGCATAGATTAGAAGCTCCAAAAGGAGTACACTACAGAGTAGGTGATCCCACTAAACTTAATTCTTTCTATGTTCCAAAGATCTCCTTGGAAGAGGGGATCTGGCGAGCTTTGAATAATTGACTAAGCAAATAGAACTGATATAATGTGTTTGTAAGGAGTTGACAAGCATGGCATTATATCAGTTCTATTGTGCTTTGTGTGATAGAGAATCAGAAGAAAATATACCAATGGATAAAAGAGACGATCCGTTAAAATGTGAATGCGGAAATACAAAATATAGAAAAATAGCGTTCAAGGGAGTAGTGTACTCTGCAACGCACAATGGTGGAATGAAATGACAGGAATGGAAAAGCGCGAACCGACCGAAGCGGACATAATGCGAAGGTACGATGAGCAACAAGAGATAGTGCTCTTATATGTAAAAGGTCATACTGTTCCAGAAATAGTAAGACTTTCTGGAATGAAAAGAGCACAAGTAGAAGAGCATCTTAAAGATTTCCGCGACTATGCTGCTCAAGATAGAGCAATACGTACAAGAGCAAAAGACATTGTGCTAAGTGTTGACACACACTATAGTGATATTATAAAAGCATTGTACAGAAATATTGAAGCTGCTGAGTTCAACAATGATCCGAAGGCAGCAATGGCGGGGTTAAAAATGGTTGCTGATGCTGAAGCAAAAAGAGTAGACTTATTGTCTAAAGCAGGAATGTTGGCCGACAATACCATTGGAGATCAAATAGCCGAAATGGAGAGAAAACAGTCCATTCTTGTGGAAATCCTCAGAGAGATCTCAAGAGAGCATCCCGACATAGGCAGAAAGATTCAAACCAGATTATCAGAAGTAACAGGTAGAACCGAAGGAGTTGTCGTCGGATGATGCCCTTTGATTTTTCAGAATATCTAGGCGCTCTCAGTGAGGAAGAATTCGAAGAAATTCCTGTGGATGTTGAAACCTTCGTCTACTCGAAAGATTATTTGGGATTTCCCAAACTGTCCAATAGTCAATTAGAAATAGTAAGGATCGGATCACAGATTTATAAAGAGCATACTCTTAAAAGACTACATGGAGAAAAAGAGGGTGCTAAATTATGGCGTCAGAATAAAAAAGAACTTATTATGGCTCTTGGAAAGGGCTCGGGTAAAGATGCCCTGTCCACTATCATCTGTGCTTACGTAGTGTATCAACTGCTATGCTTGAAAGACCCCGCAGAGTACTACGGCAAGCCCTCTGGAGACGCCATAGACATTATTAACGTAGCGATCAACGCAGATCAGGCAGCCAACGTATTTTTTAAAGGGTTTAAGACCAGAGTACAGAAATGTCCGTGGTTTGCAGGCAAATATAAGGCTTTACAAAAGTCAATAGTGTTCGACAAATCCATAACTGTTTATTCTGGTAATTCAGAAGGGGAAGCTACAGAAGGATATAATATCCTTCTTGCGGTACTTGACGAAATTGACGGTTTTGACGAAGGAAGTAAAGAAGAGGGGCACCCTGCGGCAAATGCCATGTATAATACTTTAAGTGCCACTGTATCATCGCGTTTTGATGATACCGGCAAGGTGCTTGTCTTAAGCTTTCCAAGATCAAAAGATGGATTCATTATGACCAAGTATAATGACGCCATCGCGGAAAAAGAGGAAATACATTATTCTCACACATTCAAGCTGGATGAAGATTTACCAGATGGATTCACAGAAAATGAATTCACGATTGAATGGATAGAAGACAATATTATTTCCTATAAATTCCCTGAAGTATGGGCTATGCGTAGGCCAACATGGAAAGTTAATCCGACCAAAACCATAAATTCATTTAAGCGAGATTTCTATAAGAATCCCGATGATGCACTTGGTCGTTTTGCATGTAATCCAAGTGACACGACAGACGGAGGATGGTTCCGGGCTAAAGAAAAAATAGACGCTGCATTTAGCGGAAGGAATGCAATTTCAGATGTAACCGGAGAAGTTGAGTTTACTGGAACGCCAGACGAAACTAAGGAATACTATATTCATATTGACTTGGCGCGAGTACAAGACAATTGTGCCATAGCTATGGCTCATGTTGAAAGCTGGCAAAAAACTGTTTTCGACGCAGAGGGAGAAATGTCTCCAAATATAATTGTAGATTTAGTGAGATATTGGAAGCCGGATCGAAATAGACCTGTGGACTTTGCTGATGTGCGAGATTTCGTTATTTCAATTAAGCGTCGGGGATACCAAATTAAACTGGTAACCTTTGACCGATGGAATTCGGATCAAATAATTAAACATCTAAATGATTCCGATATCAGGGCGGAAAAGTTGTCGGTAGGAAGAGACCACTATACCGATCTTGCCACTTTGATGGGAGAATATAGAATCAAAGGACCGGACGTAGAATTACTGAGAAATGAATTAAAGAAACTTGTGGTTTTGCCGAATGGTAATGTTGACCATACAAATAAATCAAGCAAGGATTTATCTGACGCAGTAGCAGGGGCAGCCTATAATGCTGCTGTTCATACCCCTAGACAGACTACCATCGATGTGGTAACCTACAGCGACATGATGAAAGCTAGACGCGAGGCAGAAGCCTTGAAGAAAAAAGAACGAGAAAAGGATGATAATATCATTAGGGTTCCCAAAGCAAATATGCCAGCAGAATTAGAGGCATTTTTGTCGGGACTGAGAGTATTCTAGCTTGACTGCTCTGTAACCCTGTTATATTATGGTCACAGAAAAGAGAGGCTGGAATAATGGTGGAAGATTTGAAGGAAAAGCCAAAGCCCAACAAAGCTACTAGATCAGAGATTGTCGGTGCGTGGACGATTCGAGATGGTTTTTTCTGCTACATCTGTGAAAAGCCATTTAAATCTAGAAAAGAAGCTACCATCGATCACTGGTGGCCTTTATCAGCCGGTGGGACTTGGGCTTTGGATAATTTAAGGCTGGCATGTCAGCCATGTAACAATCTTAAAGGTGATATGTTGCCTAATCCAGATGGCAGCGTAAATTTCGTAAATAAGAAGACAAAGACTGTTCGATTGCCGAGACCAGAATTTTGTGATCATTGTATTTCCGGAAGAATTCTGTTAATTGGCGAAACTTGTGATGTATGTGGGTCAGGACCGCAGCCTACGACGTTTCCTACTGCATACAAGACAAAATCAAAGAATTGTGATCACGACATATATCATTGCTTTAAATGTATCATCGGATTAGTCAAGAGAAAATCTTGATTAGGATAACCCGAATAAAATGGCGATATGTCGAAGATTACGATTTTTATGATGTGCTTATCCAATTAAATGGATATGTAGAAAAGAGAATCTATATAAATAGTCATAGGCTGAAGGGTCTTGACATGCCACTGCCAGATGCTGTAGCGTACCTGCTCAGAGCAAAGATTGACTGCCAGCCAGAAAGAGGGGTTGAAAAGTCAGTTGACAAAAGATGAAGCACGCGATATGCTACGGCAGGCAACGCAGCAAATAGATTTTATCAATTTTGCCAGAGTATTGTCATCATTAGGTGAATATGCTTACGACTGGAATAAATACGATGGTAGCAAATTAAAACCTAATTATGAACAAGCTTGGAAAGATAAAAAATGGTTTGCCGATAATGCGAGGCTAGTGGCGGAAGCATTAGAGGTTCTAAGAAATAGTGGGAACAAATAATTATTGCATAAAATGCGATATAAGAAAAATGAATAGATCAAATAAAGGTGACAAAATCTTCAAGGATTCAGAAGGTAATGTTATCAGAGAAGAACTAGCTTTTACTTGTAGAAGATGTGGAGCGAAGTGGAAGCAATCTATAGATTTGAAAAAATCAGGTAGAAAGGCTATCAAGTGGCGCAAGGTGGCTTGACAGACCGAAGCTGATGTAGTACAGTAGTCATCACACAAGATGACTAAGCCGCGTAAGCCAACTGGTCGGAGGCGCTACTCTTATAAAGTAGAAACGGTTGGGTTCAATTCCCACACGCGGTACTCGATAAAATACGAAAGGTATTATCATTGCTAATAATTGTTACTGAAAAAGTCATTCGTACTGTTAAAGTAAATGGAAAAAAGACTAAAGTTACCGACACAGAATTTAGACGATATGCTGTAAATACAGAAAATCAAGTAAATGATATTGTAAATAGAGAAAAGAAAAAGTCAAGCGTGACGAAAATTACTGTTGGCACAAAAACGGTTTATCAAAAAGGATGACAATGAAACGTAAAATTATTGCAGGAGTAGTAGCTATCGCGGCTATTCTAAGTCTGTCAGCGTGTAAAGAAATCGATAATCAGGCTGTCAATGCTCAATTAGTCTATGGAACAAGTGATCTGTTCTGGTTTTGTGACGACAACGATACATTAATCTATTTTGAAGATTACAATGGCGACGATGAATATGTCGGCATGTGGTGGAATGGTTGTATCGATGGTAAACCCCGTAAGCTTTCTGCTGATCCAAATTCAAATGGCGGCGGAGTCACTGGTAACGAATAATTAAGGAGACTGCATAATGCATATTACTTTAACTGATGAAGAGTACGCAGAATTCTTGACAATTCTTGATCAAGACCCTGAAGACAACCCGAAAATGCGGGCCTTGTTCGAAAAGGAATCACCATTCGAAAGTGGGGAAGAATAATGCATTATGCAGTTATATTGAGAACTCCTGGCGGACATAATGTCCTAATGAAGCCGATTTATAGGACTCTCGATGATGCAGAAGAAGGCGTAGTAGATGCTCTACCTTGGTTATCAGAAGATGGCTGGGTGAGATCAGAAAGCGGAAGTTCATTCCATCTATCCGATGGAACATCATTTATCATTTTCCAGGAGGAATAATGAACACTAGTGAATACGTATATCTTCTAGAGGAGCTATTGAAGGATCTTCACGAGAATCCAAGCGAACACGAAGAGATTTTTAATGGCTTTAAACAGGGCTACCCAAAGTTAGCGTCAGAGCTGCTTGACACCATGCCCTGACACTGGTAAGATTACTGACACAGGGAGCAAGGCCAGCCTCACGGTTGAGAAAATCTCCCTCCTTCCCCTATAGTTTAAGGGCAAAACCGCTGACTGTTAATCAGCAGATTCAGGTTCGATTCCTGGTAGGGGAGCATGGTAAAAAATCATGGAAAAGGCAATTTTGGCGTCCGTGTTGAAAATAAAAATGATCCCAATGATGTTGTAATCTATTGGTCAACTCACAAACTTGGTCAACAAGATCATTATGAGGGATTCAAGAGAATGAAAAACTGTAAAGTTTCCAAAATAAATAAATAAAATATTCATGTTATAATTTATACATGTGGAATAAATTTTTAGAACTCATTCAAGATCCTAAATTTTTAAGACACTTTCATGGGTACGCAACAATATTATGGGTTCTATTGGTTATTCCATCTTTATTGTGGTGGTCAGAAAGTATTTTATGGGTTGTTCTAATGTCTACTTGGGCGAATATAGCCGGACATTGGGCTGCGTGGCAAGCTTCAAGAGTCGAAGTAAAAGAAGATGAAAGAAACGGCGAGAGTTAGGACTTAAGATGCACAAGTCTAAGTTGAAGTGGCTCTGTGTAGATTGTGGTTGTAATACGAAGCTGGAACACTACTTCGTACGGAAAGAAGTATGGCTTGAAGAAGCCGGGATGGGAGAGCAAGGAATGCTCTGTATCTCTGATTTGGAACTCAGAATAGGTCGCACATTAAAGCCATCAGATTTTACCGATGCTCACATTAACGATCCTAAGAGAAATGCAATGACGGATTTGTTAAGATCAAGAATTTTAGGATTAACTCCTATCGTATAAGGGTAGTACCAATGATTCTCAATCATTAAGTCGGAGTTCGATTCTCCGTAGGAGTACATGAATAATAAATGTGAAGTATGTATTAATGGAAAAGCCGAAGGAAAACCTACGGCTGTAAGATACAGAGGAATTGCCGGGATTAAAAGAGTATGTAAGAAATGCAGAAAAGATTATTCGGTAGATACGGATAGAGAAAAAAGAAATTTGAGTTCATTCGGTTTTTAAGAATTTGGCCCGTTAGAGTAGTGGTTATCTCACCTGTCTTTCAAACAGGAGAAGACCGGATCGAAACCGGTACGGGCTACGTGAAAGAAATATCTGTACAGCCATATACTAGTTTCAATTATGGACATGATAGGATAGAATATAGCATCTATATTCAAGATGGAGATTTGAAGTATAGGCTGGATGGCGTACTAAACAATACAGACTTAAAAGAAGCATGGGAATCTGGAACAGAAATTTTAGTGGCTTTCTCTAAATATATAAGAAATTTTAAGATAAACAAATAGGTTCAAATCCGACATGGGCTACCTGTTCATAGGAGAAATATGGTTTCAAATGAAAAACATGTAGTTCCTCTAAATAGAAGAAATCCGCTAACATCTTGGAGTGCTACTCATGTCAATATAAGTAGACATGATATTGATGCCAAAGATCCAAAGTGGAAAAAGAAGTTTGAGAAATGGTTTAGAGATCAAAAGAATAATTCAGCAGTTAAATACGTAAAAAGCCATAATAGTGTAATTTGGGAGAGATAATTTGGCGAAATACAAAGTTTATGCAAAAGGTGTTGACGGAAAAATCATTAAGGATTCCAGGCAGGAATTTAATAGTCCTAATTCAGCCGATATTTATATCAGGGTTTCCGGTAATGCCGTTGGAAATAAAAAAGTAGTCAACTGGTTCGTGAACGGAAGAATTAGAAAAGGTTCAAATAAATAAATTGCCTATTTCCTGTGATTTAGGTTTATGACGGCCATAAGAACTATTGGTTTAGGGACTATGGCGTTGGCCCTGTAGCATAGTGGTCTAATGCACTTGACTGTCGATCAAGATACCGAGGGTTCAAATCCCTTCAGGGCCGCTTTTTACTTCCCCAAGTTTCCGTTTGTGCATGACAATCGGGACATAGAAAAGATAAGATTAGTATTAATCACATAATATATAGCCTTGTGATATAATAAGGCCATGTCAGAATTAGAAGACAAATATAGTAGATTCTTCCGAGAGCACAATATTGACATAGAGACTATTGAACTAAATGCCGCGACAGCGGCCTCGAATCCAACAAGTTTGGATGATAGTTCAACAATTACTACTGACGCATCTCTCGGAAATCATTTTAGAGTTACCTTGGCTGGCAACAGGACTTTAGCTAATCCAACCAATGCTAGAGATGGTCAGAGAATACTGTTTGAATTGACTCAAGATAGTGTAGGCTCTCGCACGCTGACGTTGGGAAATAAATTTACTTTTGGGTCAGATATTACAGAATTGACACTATCTACTGCTCCTGGCAAAAAAGACTTCATAGGAGTCATTTATAACGAGGCAGTAGATAAATTTTATGTATTGGCAGTTGCCAGGGGATACTAATGGCATCACTGATAAATGAAACGAAATTTACTCATCTTATGAGTGCGGGAACTACAAAAAGCATCACCATTCCATCTACAACAGCAGGATCAAAATTAGTTGTATTTGTTAATGGTGGTGCTATTGCTACGTTCAGAATAACTAATGGTTCTGGTGCCACATTCGATAGAAGAAACCCTTATGGTGGTGGAAATCAGGATGCATCCTGGCATGATTTTACTGCATTAGGCGGAGAAACAATTGTTCATATGACTCTCAACGGTGCAGAAAATGTCGCGGGAGTTATATATGAAGTATCTGGCCTTGGTGCATTTATAGAGGCATCAAGCAATGGATCAGGAACTGCGGTTGTTTCATCGACTGATTTCCAACTAAGACCATCAAGCTCTATTTCAGTGTCTAGCAAAGCAGTCCTATTCGGCGGTTTTTCTATTCCAGAAACAATTGCTGCATCGTCAACTAGACGATGGAGACAATTTGGTCCTATTGGCAATTTGAAAACATTTGATGCTTGGCAACCCGGTTCAAATACACAGTTTATTTGGGCTGCTGGAATGGCAGATGTCGATCAAAATAATAGTTATCCAGAAAACTTACCAGCAGGACAATACAGAGCAACATCACAATTCATTGCTTCAAGTGGTGGCACTAGTTTTGCTGCTCAAGTAGCTTATGCGAATTCAGGTGCAAATATAAATAATGCACCACTTAATGCCATTGTTGCCGAAAATAGTTTGCCTGGAAATCATGAACAAAACTGGTTTCTGGGAGTGGCGGGGACAAATGGAACTATCGCTGGATATACAGATAAGACATCATATTCTCCTGGTGATACTGTAAACTTTAAAGTAGACTCTACAAACAATCCATTTAGAGTTGAAATTTATAGACTTGGTTTTTATGGAAATGAACAATTGGGTGCTAGAAACGTTCTTGGATCAAATGTTTATATTCAAGGAACACCAGCAATTCAGCCATCACCGGATATTGATTCTACCCTAGGACATACACATTGTTCTTGGTCTACAACAGCAACTTGGACTATTCCATCAGACATGACTCCCGGTGTATATTACGTTCTGTTCAGAAGAACAGACGTTTCTACAAACGTATCTTCATGTCATTTTGTAGTAAAAGGTTCTCCCAATGACAAAACTGTCATAGTAGTACCTGATCATACTTATCAGGCTTATAATATTTGGGGAGCTACTACAGACAATGGAACCAAGGAATTAGGGACTTGGACGGGAAGAAGTCTCTATCAACGAGGTCAAGATGGTGGAACGCCTAATTTTGCCAATAGAGCTTATGCCGTAAGTTTTGATAGGCCGTATTCCATACAAAGTACTCAGACTAATACTTACATATTCGACTCAGAGTATGGAATGTTAGTTTTTGCTGAGGCTCAAGGTTACGACCTGACATATGTTTCTGATCTTGATTTAGAAAATAATCCCACATACTTAAATTCTGCTAAATTAGTGATGATCAATGGACATACTGAATATTGGTCAACAAATATGTGGAATTGCTATAAGAATGCAAGAGACGCGGGCGTTAATTTAATGTTTAATGCTAGCAATATTGCTTTATGGAAAGTGAGATATGCATCTGAAGACAGCAATAAGAGAACTATGATCTGCTACAAGGATTCTGGAACTATCGATGAAACGCCGGGATTCACAGGGACGGGAATTGATCCAGTAGAATATACTGGTACGTGGAGAGATTCTAGAACATCAACAGCTCCAAATAACCCAGATAGAAGAAAAGAAGATACTCTTACTGGTATGATGTTCAAGATTAATGCGCCAGTAGAAGAATCTTTTGAAGTAAACTTCGAATCTAAGACATATCCTATATGGAGAAATTCTTCATCTATTCAAGCTTTATCTTCGGGTCAGAGTTATATTACGGCAGTAGGCACGATCGGTGATGAAGTTGATTATGTCGATCCGAGTTCTACTACAAAACCCAGCAACATGGTAATTCTCAATCCTACTACAAAGAATTTTCCGGGGAAGAGTTCTAATGAAAATGGAACTATCTATACTGGGAATACAGGAGATATTGATTTAGGATTTAGTTTATATCGCGCTGATTCGGGTGCTTTGGTATTCTGTACAGGTTCTTGGCGTTCATGGTTAACCTTGACAAGATGGCGCAGAAATGATTATCTAGTAGAAGTTACTCCCGATGTTAACTGGCAAAATGCTTTCCTTGCCATTATGCATGATCTCGGAGCAGAGCTAGAGGCACCAACAACCATGCTGCCATCCGATGCCCAGCTAATAGATCCTTCCACTGGTGCGCCGGGTAGCGAGAGAGATGAAATAGCACTTGCGTACTCCCTTGACGTTCCTGTAGAATCTAGTGGTACGGGGAACTTCCTCGGCTTCTTTATGTGATATTTGGAGAGTTGCCTGAGTCCGGTTTAAAGGGTGCGCCTGCTAAGCGTATGTGGCCTAAAAATCACCAGGGGTTCAAATCCCCTACTCTCCACTACCGCGTGGTAATCAAGAGCGGGATATAAGAGATTACTAAGGAAGGTAGCGTCATGGAGACAAAGCCGACTTGAAATCGGTGCCGGGCCTAAAAACCCGAGGGTTCGATTCCTTTACCTTCTGCTTATGATAGATAGCATTGAAAAGCTTTTGCTTCGGGCTCAACGTGAAATTGATATTGGTGAGGCCGCATTGGAGAATCCAGATCTGAATAAAAAAGCCAAGAAGGAAATAAAAGCTAAAATAAAACAAATTCGTCAACATATGAAGAGAATTAGAAAGTTAAGGAAATCATGAGGCAAGTAGTTTATAGAATCATGAGGGACAATGGTGACTTTCCTCGTAGAAGTTGGGGAATATATACCGATATATTTTATGATGTAGAATATGCAAAGCGCTGTCTTAAAGCTATTAAGCAATTTAATAAAGGCGGCGCTTTAATTATTGAAGAATCGGAAGTGCAGTGGGTTCCTCATGTCTAATATATGGATTTTACAAGTAGATAATTCTCCAGATCTCCAAGCTTTCGGCAATGAAAAATTGGCGGGAGAAAAATATGTCGAACATATCAATTCGAGATTGCTAAAAGTAGACAATGCCGAAGAAGATGATTTGGTAGAACAATACGATGTTCATGGATACAAGGCATACTATTACGATGGCAATTTTATTGCCAGTCTAACAGAATTGGAAGTTCATAATGATTGAAGTATTTGTAGTAGATGAATTTGATATAACTGATGAGTATAATTTTGTCGATAGAAGTGACCCTTATATCAGTGCTGAAAAGGCAATGAAAGATTTTTTATATCGGCATCTGGACTGGAAATACATTTCGACTACCAAATTTGATGGGACAGTTATGGAAAGATGGGAAGCCGTAAGCGAAACTCAAAATGGCAAGTATTTCTATTCTCTTGAAGCCGTTCCTGTCATTGGTAGTGATGACTAATGGAAATCTGGCGGGTGATGCAGAGAGATGTAAATGAAAGAGAATGGACGCACGTAGCCGACAAAATCTACAAAGAGAAACGTCATGCCACGTCTCTGATGAGACATCGCGGTGGTAGGGATGCTGTATGGGATAACAAAGAAAAAGTATGGGTATCGCCTAATGGTCGATGGATCTTTAAAATTCAAAAAGCAGAAGTAGGAGAATGGGGTGATTTAATTGGCTAAAAACACTAAAGAGAAGACAAGAGGAGAAAAGCTTAAAGAGGCTCTAGATGTTTTAGAGAGACAAAAGCAAGAAGCTCTTAAAAAGGCAAAAGAACCTGCAAGTAGTTGTCTGAGTACGGTTTTGGGTATTGCTACGGTAGCTGTAGCTGTGCTAGTCTTACTCTCATGAACTATGAATTACAGGACAGTGGTAAAAGAGAGGAATTTAACTCAGGTGCAATTCGTGAACCAGAAGGCGATAAGCCTAGATATGATTTAATTCCTCCTGTTCCACTAAAAAGATTAGCAGAAAATATGGCCAAGGGTGCCAAAAAATACGGTGATAATAACTGGGTCAAGGGTATGCCCACATCTAGAATGCTTTCAAGTGCTATGAGGCATCTAGAGCAAGCTAGAATGGGTATGACCGATGAAGATCATCTAGCAGCAGTAGTATTTAATATATTCGGAATAATGCATTTTGAAGGAACCGAATGGGATGATAGAACTGATTGGAAGCTGCAATGACATTTCAAGAGTGCATGACGTTTGTGGCGATGAAGTGCTTTCAAGTTTTAATGATTGCCCTTGGGTTAATGAGTGGGCTTGATGTATTTTTTGTTTTCATGTTCGTAATGATGGTAATTAGTTGGATCTATCTTATTTATTGTAACGTAAGGAAAATCAATGAATCATCTTGAATTTATTCCACCCCCGCCATTAACAAAATTGAAATGGTATGCGGTGGATTTTGATAATACATTGTGTGTAAGTAATTATGTTCCGGGAGATGCAGAAATGATTCCTGGTCTTCCTATTGAAGAAAATATTAAAAAACTTTATGAAGTTATCGATGCTGGATATGGTGTAATTATTCACACTTCAAGACATTGGGGTGACTATAAGCTTATCAAAACTTGGTTAGAACATCACAATGTACCATTTACTGCAATTGTGTGTGGTAAAATTCTTGCTCATCGTTATGTTGATGATCGAGCCATCTCAGCAAATGAGACATCATGGCTTTAAATTATGCTAAATTGTACGCCATTTTTCTCAATGGATATAAAGATTATCCCGAGATGTTCAAACTATTGGATAAAGATCCAGACCAAGAAGATTATGAACTAGAAGAAGTAGATTTAGAGGCATTCAAAAGGTATGCAACTTATTCCACGACTACTCTTATTAGAGATTTAGTTCGAATCCCGGAGCTGAGAAAGTATTTGAAGGAAAATCTATGACTAATTATGTAGATATGCCTGATGTATATATATTGAGCAGAGTACTTGATGAGTACCAGGAAATTACTTCTCCGATGGTTTTTGAGAGTCACAAAGGGATAGAAAACTATCTCAATCGTGGATGGTGCACTGAAAGAATTGGATACGCTATGGAGATCTTAAAACATGCCGATTGGCATGGAGCAGGTCTAATTAAATTAATCCATAGTAATGGAAGAGAAATTCTTTTTAGAGTATACGTCTCAAAAATACATGGAGAAAAGAAATGATTTCTCAAGGTACCGGATCTATTTTCAATAGTAATGCTGAAGCTATTGTCAATGCAGTTAATTGTGTCGGTGTAATGGGTGCGGGCTTGGCAAGAGCGTTCAAAAACAGATATCCATTAATGAATGAACAATATGTTCTTAAGTGTAGCTTAGGGTTATTACGGCCGGGAGTGATGGATTTATATATCCTTGATGCCACTAAGCCCAAGTACATTATCAATTTTCCTACAAAAGATCATTGGAAAGATCCTAGTCATTTAAATTTTATTAATTTAGGCAGATATGAATTAATGCGAATGGTCAAAAATTGGAAAATCAAGTCTGTAGCTATCCCCGCATTGGGTTGCGGTTTGGGCGGGTTAGACTGGAATGATGTAAAGCCAGCCCTGATGCATATGGATATGTTTATGCCCGAAGTAAATTGGATCTTATATGATCCTCAATAAGGAGACGAATATGAAAAAAGATCACACCGCTATTTTACTAGTAGTTGACAGAAGTGGAAGCATGATCGCTATTCGCCAGGAAGCACAAGTTGCTCTTAATGAAATGATTAAGCAGCAAAAAGAACTTCCTGGTAATTTAAGCATCAAGTTAGTTTCATTTGATAATGAAATTGATTCTAGACCGCTAGTTGATGCTAGCGATTTTGATGAATTTAAGCTACATCCTAGAGGCTTAACTGCACTGCATGATGCTATGGGTAAAGGGATTACCGAGTTAAACGACGAGTTGAACGCGTTGACAGAAGACGAACGACCTGATAAGGTGTTGGTCGTAACGATCACCGATGGCATTGAGAATTGTTCACGGGAATTTACGGGTGAAAGTATTAAGTCTTTAATTACAAAGCAAAAAGAAGATCACAAATGGGAATTTATTTTCCTTGCTGCTGGTCAAGATGCAGTCGTTACTGCATCCAATCTAGGTATTCCGAGAGACAGCTCTATGACATTTGCAGCCAGTGACAGAGGAGTAAATGAATCTGTCATTGCAACTACCAGATATATGACTTCTTATAGGTCTGGTATGGAGAATGCCAGCTTTA